ATAGAGATAGCCAACTGTTTAGTATTATCATCCACAGTGTTCTTAGATTGTGCGTTGGTAAATGTTACATTAGCCTCAGCTAGTGATGCATCTGCTTCCGCCTTTCGTTGTAATAGAGCACCATCCTTCTGTGCTTTTTCAGTTTGTTGTTTAACAGTTTCCATAGCTTTCTGTTTAAACTCATCCGTTGTGTAGTCTTCCAAATAATCATTACTATCAATACCCATAGACTCTATAAGTTTTGTAGCTAAGATAGCAGGAGCTTCTGGACGAATAACAACACCCTGACCCTGACTGTTAAGTGCTGGCAGTATCTTACTACCAACCATCTCAAACTTCTTAATCATATTTGAGTTTGAGTTCTCACCGATATCCAGGAACACCTCCACATCCATACGGGATGGAAGGGACATGATATCTATTTCAGCAAAAACACCTTGGTAACTAAACTTGGAGTGAGTTTTTAAGCATTTCCGCATTGTCTTATATACACCTGTACATAGACGCTTCATACCTGTCTCTGCAAACCTACGAGCAATGTGCTGAATACGTTTCTGAGATGCAGACTGAACTGCAGCTACTTTTGATTCGCTATTACCAGACACGTACAAGGAATCGTTAAGACCTTGAGCAGCCTTTGACATACCAGTCGCTTGTTCTTTAATTGTCTGCAAGTGTGCGAGAAGTGGTACAGTACCTGAGCTTATTACCTCTGGTGGTAGTGATGACACAGCACCGTTTGGATTACCGTTAGTTGGAATGATTTGTTTTGGCTTCATATTCTGTAGTGCAGAAAAATCAACAACGTTTGGATCAGCAAGCTTTGGTGAGTAGTTTGTAAGATATGTATTCTCAACAAACCCACGTAGGATTGCAGTAGATGCCAGTGTAGATGAACGTGTAAAATCAGCAATAGACAAACCATAAAACTCATATGGGATATCTATAGGTGATAGACAAGCTACTGGGATCATATCTATGTCCTGTTCATACAAGACTGTATTACCTGCGACAATGAAGTGCTTAAGTTCAGCAACACCATCACCATCACGGTCAACGTTAATCCAACACTCTGTGATGGTAACTTCCCGATTAGCTTCTAATGCTGTAATGTCATCAGTCATACGACCTTGTAGATAACTCTGACCTGTTACTAGCTTACGTGCTGCAATATCTTCTGCATAGCTACCATTACCATCCCAAGTCGTGTCATCCCCAAGTTCATCCCATTCATCTTCACCAATTTTGTCTGCAACATCAGGCCACATCTTACGGATCTCTGAGCGAGTTAGGATTGTCTGTATACCTACGAAACTAGCATCGTCAATTGACTTAGCATCACGAGAGATTCTAAAAGACTCTGGTGGGATGTTCTCAATCTTCACACGAGAGTTATCATTCTTACGACGAATACGTACATCAACATAAACCAACTCAGCATCCTGCTGTCCGGTCTCCATGTTCAACTCACCTAACTCATTTTCATAATTTAGGTTACCAATGATCTCAACCCCTTCTTCAGCAAGGAGGATATCCAACTGGCCCTGAGAGATCTTCTCGTATTCTTCAAACTCGTAGTCATAACTCTCTACATAGTCCCACCGAATGATACCATTCTTCCACAATAGGGCACTTTTTATCCAGGTTTGGATAAGTTCCCACCCATTATTCTGCTTAAAGATAGCATAATTAGTAATCATAGAGGCATCCCTAGCACTCTTAAAAGAGCCTGGGGAGTTGTCATATGGTACGAATCTAGCCAATTTACCATTGTTTAAGAACAGATCAGACAAGATTGCAGTGTATGCTTCTACTGTTTCTGTAGTAGATGTGTCAACAATACTAGATACACCTTGAGGTGCTAAGTGATCTGCAGCAATACCTGCAAACTCATACGTAGATCGTTGACGTTCCCGTGTCATATCAGAGGAGTTTAACCATTCCCCTGTAGAGTTCTGAATACCAGTCTCAATCAAATTGATTAGACTATCATCAGACACTTTTTCTTTATACCTATTACCAGCCATTAAAATGAACCCCTTCCTGTAAGAATCTTCTTAGTCTTGGCTAAGTTTGCATAGTCATAGTCCTTACTACCAGCCTTAACAACTACCTTTTCTTTCTTAGGTTTAGGTTCTTTCTTTGGTTCAACTTGTGTTTCATTAAATCGCATAGCTCCCTCCGTGGGTCTAACTAACAAACTTGGGGCTATGCCCTATGAATTATATGTGGTCAGTTTTATATCATGACCAGGATGACGCCTGCCCAGTGTTCAGCTATAGTTGGTTGATACCCAAACTATACGGTAGCGAATCCCATCTGCAAAACAACGTAACGAGTGAGGTTGTGGAACCTCGTGGCGTAGCACTTTGCGTTAGTGCCAGACGAACTTATTCAGCTGGTTCTATTTGTGATTTAACTTGGGCAGCACTTGCAACAGCACCTACTCCAGCCGCAACAACATTAGCATTAGTGTACGTAGTCCCTAGGATTGAAGCACTACCAGTAACCCCAGCTGAGACAGCTAAGGGAGCGGCAATAGTTCCGACTGTTAGACCAACAATGACAGGGTCTACAACAGGTTTGGTTTGGGGTGCTACACCACCAGTGATCACAAGGGCTAAAAGTAACCCAATAACGATATTCATTTTAATACTCCTTAAAAATTAATTGGTGGTTTACCTGCCGCGACCACCAGCGCGTTATGAGGACAATGCAGGAATCTCTATTCTCTATAAGGAACTTAGAGAATCTTACGCATAACCATAGTACACCTCAAGGCATCTATACTCATGGTTAACCAACACCATATCGTATGGTATCTTACCTTGTATCCAATACTCTAGTAATTTATCGTAAAACTCTTCCTCTAAATCCACTGAGTGTTGTCCTGCTCCCAGTCCGAGATCCTCTCTTTCCATGAAACATTCCTCGTATTAAGACGATCCCAATGTGTACGTAACACCTCAGCACAGATGGCAAGAGCAATTACAGTATCATCCCAACAGCCAGGAGCTGCCTCAGTCTTACCACTAGCTGTAGATATGTAGTCCTTGAGTTCTCTAATAACAATAGGTGAGGGTATCATTATATCCTCATTGTCTATTAGGTTCTTTAGGTTCCCAATGATTACAGGTTTAGATGCGGATGTTGTTCTGAAACCTAACCGTAAACCTTCCTCATTAGACACATTAGCCATCTTTGTTTGTTTGTACAAATTGATATAACCCATCTGTTCTAACTTCTGCAATGTAGCGATACCCATAGAGTTGGACTCAACAGCTAAGAAAGCATTGTTATAATACCTACCTAAGTAGAATAACAACTCACCCCACATACTAGGATCAATACGATTGTTACGATATACAGCTACAATTTCATATTTATTATTCATAACAACAGCAGCACTGTAGTCTTGACCCACCCCTAAAGAGACATCAGCCCCAATGACATAAGGCTCCTCCCACTTAGGATAATCATAGATAGACAAGTTACCTTCCCTATTATCATCAAACATCTTACTGGATGGATCCCAATCACTACGCTTTTGTTCTGGTCTAGGTACAAGGGAGTTTAGTTTCTCAATGTCAAAGACATTAGCACCAGACACAATGAATGCTTCATCCGCTGTAGCAGGGTACTCCTGTTGAAACTTTAACTTACCACCTTCTGCTATTTTTAACCTACGCCAATAGAGTTGATCATTATCTAACCCATAGTTTTCTACGAGGGTCTCCTCTTCAATCGACAACTCCATACCCTCAGGGGCTGTACGCCTATACTCAGGGGTTATAAACCAAGGTAGGAAGATAGGTAGATACTCATTCTCCCCTGCAACAGCCCCCTTCCAGAGCCTGTAGAACTCCCCCTGAGCACCATTAGCTGTAGACTCTAAGATAACCTCAGTGCCTGGTGCTTGGGAGATACCTTGGAACAAACCAGCCAAGATCTTCTCATCATTAGTCCAGAAGGCTACTTCTGATAGGTGAGCAATCGTTGGTGTAGTACCACGACCAGCCTCCGGAGAACCCGCTGTATAGAGACGATAAGATCCAATAGCATCTTTATCCTTGTAAGCAGGAGACTGTATCTTAATTTCTTTAGCATTAGACGTAATCTCCTTAGGTACTAAGTCTCCCTGCATATTCCTAATTAAGTTCTTAGACATACTAAACAATGCATCAGATGTAGCAGAGTCATGAGCCATAACCACTGATCTGGAGTGTGGGGAGAAGTATGACTTCCAGAATACCCTACCAGCACAGTACGTACTAATACCTTGTTGTCTAGCCTTAAGGATAATAACCCTAACCATACCTGTAGTCTTTTGTTGTTCTGTGAGAGCATCTGTTATACGCTGTTGACACTCATTGAACTCAAAGGGTATGAAACCCTTGGATGTATCCTTAGTTATAATCTGTATTTGTTCTTCAGCAAAAGAAGTAAAGTCATTCTCATACCCCTTTAGCTTAATCCTCTTCTCTTTTTCCTTAAGAAGAGTCATAACCTCTTTGTTATTCATAGTGTATCCTCTATATCACATTGTCCCTATAAGGGACTTAGAGGTTTAGGACCTGCATGGTTGTTATTCTGTATGTATATTTGTGGTATATTTTAGGATTCTGTGTAGATCTGTGCAGGTTTGGGTACCCCCTTGGATTCATAGGTGGGTGGTCTTTGGGTGCATAGAGAGTCTTTGAGAGAGAGCCTGTAAGTATTGTTTTTTATTATAGTACCCTTATATAACTTAGGTACCCCCTCAATCCCTCAGAGGTCCTCTCAGGTAGGTGTCTATCTCTTAGGTACTGTGAGGTACTCTGAGCCCTCTATAGGCTCTGTGAGGCTCTCTGAGAGTGTCTACTGTGGCGTAGGTTCTAGCGGGACTTTGGGATTGTGTGGGATTCTGTGAGAGACTGTGGGGGGATGGTGTATCATTCTCTAAGTTCCTTATAGGGAGAAGCTATCCAGTCCCTCCCTTAGGTTACTATATATATATACCTATACTATAAGATCTCCTAGTCTCTCTCAGCTCTCTCAGCTCTCCTAGTCTCTCTCAGTATCTCTCAGTATCTCTCAGCATACTCTCAGATAAGACCAAGCTATGTGTATCTCTTGGGTTCTTATAGATCTATCTATACTCTATCTGATTGGTTCGGATAGTATGTGATCTGTCCACAGGGGCCAGATCTAAGAAGAAGTATGGGAGTTGTCCCTGTGCTAAATATATCTTGAAAGGATATACTATGACTAACCGTAACGAATGGATCAAAAACGCAAACCTCCCATTACCAATTAAGGATAAAATCGTATGGAAGGACATACCATGTAATGTTATCGTATGGAAAGACATACCATGTAATGTTATCGTATGGAAAGACATACCATGTAATGTTATCGTATGGAAGGATATACTATGATACACTACAAAAAGAGATCACCCATCACTGGGAAAGACAACACAATAGAATTGGATATGATTCAAATGGTATTCGATGATTGTTATGTTGCATGGTCAGAAGGTGCTAATATACAAGATGCCTTCCCAATGCTTGATTCAGATCAACGTGAGTTCATAATGACTGGTCTTACACCTGAAGACTGGTCTATGCTATTCCCTGATGATCGTGAAGTAGAGGGGTTTAGTTCCTAATGCCTAAACTCTCTATGCTCCTCTGTGCTGCTATGCTAACATGGGCAGCAGTCAAAGTATTCTACATCGATGCCAATGGTATGGGTGTACACGTAAAAGACTTCGGTGGATATCATATAGAGTTCATCGAAGTATCACCTATCGAAAGGACAGTCAAATGAAACAAGACTTCAAAATGTCTGTAAATAAATCATTCGTACACCAAGATAATGTAACTCACGACCTATCTTATTACATGGACCCAAAGAAAATCCCAGATATAATATCAGGCTGGGAAAGTGCTGGGTATGAAGTAATAAGTGTAACAGAGGGAGTTCCTGTACCTGATTTTAAGGAAGACAAATAATGTCAATGGATACAAACAACATAAAAGTAAAGCACCTCAACAGAAACATCTCTATAGCACAACATCAAGAGTTTGAAGCGGGTGTGAGTAAAGTGACCTCAGTTCAAGAGGTTGCCATCTTACCTTCAGGATCTGATGATTGGGTTATTATGAAGTATGATGATACTCTGGATAGTCTCATAGAAACTCTTCAGAATATTCGTACTCTAATTGAAAAGCAAGAAGACCTTGCACATGGTGTCCCTAAAGTCTGGGATGTCGATGACATAATAGACACATACGATTCATCTCCCGATCTCACATTGAAGGAGTTGTCTCGTAGGTCTGGTTGGTCAGTTGGAAAACTACTATCACTTTTAACACATGAGGATGTATCAAATGACTAAGCTAACAAAAGAACAGGCTATCAAAGCAACCATAGAGAAGTATCCTCTTATGACTGAAGTGAAAGCTAAATACTATGTTGAAGAAATCTTGGGGTATACATAATGACTAAGGTATTCATCCTAGTTCTAACAATGTACCAAGGGTGTGGTGTAGATCACATCCTTGATTACAACTTAACAGGTGAGGATTGTCTTAAACGTATAGATGATTTCTATGTGCTACAAGAATCAATCGGATACCTATCATGTCAACCTTACAGGAATAGCCAATGAGTATGTCTGGAGAAATAGAGCTGGCTCAAACCAGTGCCTCAATGTATAAAAATGAGATCGATAACTTACACAACAAGTATGGTCATGGTGTCAGACCCTCATGGGTTCTTGATGAACTTGAAAACCTATACGATAGATTGAGACATGTTGAAGCTAGGCTCAAAGATCTAAACAAAGGAAGTAACTGATGTTATTACTCTCAGGTCTAATAGCAGCATGGCTGATCTTCTGTATCTGGTATGCTTATGGCTGGATTAGGATTATTCTCAAAGAAGATTCTAACAGTAACCAATAGTAATCGACCCACAGGGGGATCGATTTGAAAAGAGAGATATCCTCTCACAATCCATGTAAAGGAACTAAAATGACTAAACTTGAAAAAGCCCGTAACTTCATGATCACAAACGCCGAAGCCTATTACCCTAAACTAGATACACCTCAGATTGGTAAGGGTACAGTCAATGGTCGGCCTTTCACTACACCATTGCAATTTGAAATTCAGCTACGTCCTAAAGACGAGGCTACTCTCAAACTGTGGAAAGATAACCTTTTGCCTGTGAAAGAAAACAGCGAGGGTGTCTCAACACTAACCCTTCGTCGCCGAGCCCTCAAGAAAGATGGCAGTGACAATGGTAAGCCTCGTGTAGTTGGTGCAGACAAACAACCAATGGACGCTAAAACTATTGGTA